TGCGGTGTGAGCGCGTACATCGGCCGCGGCTTCTGGCGCGGAGTCGTGGGCCGAGGTGAGGGCGGGGGAGCAATCCCCCGCCTTCGCTGTTTGTGACTGACGGCGTGGGCCTGTTACTCAGTTTACTAATACTCTGGGTAAACCCAAAATCATTGCGGGGCGCTGCTCGACGTGATACAACGTTCCCTGTTGAAACACATGTAAACGGAGTATCGATATGTGGAACACAGTCTACGTTGTTTATTGCCTGGACGAAAAGATCGCGGCCTTCGTTGAAGAAGACGACGCTTGCAATCATGTGCTTGAGGACGCTTGCGACGATGACGAAGTGCGTTGCAATTATAATATCAAGCTTGAGGAGGTCACTCAGGAGATTCTCGATCTCATGCCGGAAGAGGAGCAGGCGGCTCTCGGCGTGCAAAGCTACTTCCATTAAACGAGTGTGGGCGGGGGAGCGATCCCCCGCCCTTGCTTTGTGCTCAGCCGTAAATCACGACCTCGCATTCATCGACTAACGTTTCATATTTTGCGACGCGCTGCGCGAGCAGGCGTTTGATATGTTCCCGGGCTTCGTCGTCGTCACATTTCGACAACGCATGCTCGAGGGCTTCACGTAAACTCACGATTGATCACCTCCTTTCGATTGCCGATCATTGCACGTCAGAGCGCCCCTGAGCAGGCCCCCGATTGCATGGGGCCCTTTGCAACCAAAATACCTTGGGACTCCCTAGGACGCTCCCTGTACGTCTGAACAGGGGGCAAAGGGCCCCCGTTTGAACGGGGCCACGTCGCGAGCAACGGGGCCCCCATAGCGATTGCCCGCCCCGACGCCCCCGAACACAGGGGGCGCCCCCGAACCCCCTGTGCTGCTCCCCTGCAAACGGGTGTGAAACGTCGCGGCAGTATGTGTCAGTGCGCGAGACGTTCAACATTGCACACCCCGCACATCCCGAACCCCTCCGCAAAACCATAGGTCATCCCGTCAACCGGGTGGGCCCTGATCTGAATAGTGTCAGTCAGCCCATAGTCGCCTGACCAGCCTGCCAGACGCATCGAGTGCACCATCCTCGGGCCGGGCCTTCAACCTTTACGAGTCCTCTCGTCTTGTCCACGAGAACGCACATTCGGGTTGAGTGTGAAACGCTTCAAGAATGGGGGTCACCAATGGAGCGGCAGGGAGACTAGTCCCTGCGGTGTGTAAAACAATCTAGCCTGTCCGACGTGACGGTTTCAATCAATCCCACACTTAGCCTTCGTGCTATGGTGTGGGGTTATGCTGCCAACGCTCGGGTTTCAATCACACTTGAACGCATTGATAAGAGAAGAGTGTGAAGCGTGATTGTGCGATCACACTGAGGTGTGAGAACCAACACGACACAGACACCCCGATAAAACGTGTGATTGTGGGTGTGATTGCATCGCATATGACTTCGCGCTACAATGTCAGGCCCAGCAATGAACACTGGGTGTGTAGCAGAGGAGTATCGAACGACATGGCAAAGCAGACTGATATCACAGGCACGTTCCGCGTACCTGAAGAAGCATGGGGCAAATTCTGGAACCTCATGCTCACCATACCCGGGGCTGACATTGCGCCCAACACTCGGGTAGAGCCTGCGGGTAAGAAGACCAACGGCAGGGCCGCCGAAGGTTCGACAAGCAAGTGCATCATACTCGCGCACTTGAACGCATTGTCTCCTGACTATGCGGGCACAGCGACGTTGACCCAGGCAATCGTTGCAGCCGGTAAGGCCGCGCGGTCGTCAGGCAGCGTGCTTCATGAACTGTTGAAAGCCAAACAGATCAAACGAGGCCCCAAGGGCTACGCGATCACAGCCGCAGGCGGCCACTACCTCGCAACCAAATGTAAAGGGTAGCCGCCATGCCTACTGACCCATTGACCCACGACTTCGATCAACTCGACGCCGTGGCTATCGAAGCGATTGAACTGCATTGTGCCGACGATGGCAGGGTGTGGTTCAACGTCAACGGCAAGTGTATGTTCCGCGCGCAGACCGTGCGGCGCATCGAGATCAACGACCAACGCAAATCAAAACGGAGGAAGACCACATGAGAAAGCGTACCTACTCGTTTGTGAACAAGGACCCGGTGTGCGACGAACTCGCATCGCTCGTTGACGCCGTTGGTCTGAGGGGCCCGAAGAACACGGGCAAGATCGCGATCCTCGCGACGTGTGCGAAGGCCACGGTCGACGGCATCTTGTACGGGGACACGAAGACCCCGCGCAACGCCACGGTCATGGGCATCGCAACGGGGCTCGGCTATGAACGCCGCTGGGTCGCGTCGCAGGGCAAATGGAACCTGGAACAAGAGTTGGAGTTGGCCCGCGCATTTATCAAGGCGCAGCGCAAGCTCATGGAGAAGCATAAAAAGACTCCGCGCAAAAAGCGCGCCGCGAAGAAGCCGCACCTGCGGCTCGTCAAGTCTGCATAACCTCAAACCCGTGTAGGAGTACAACATGGCTAAGAAAGCAAGGAAGAACCAACGCGCCGCAGGCGTCAACGACCAAGAGCTCGGCAATCGTATTCGTGCGCGCCGCATCGAAGCGAACATGTCACAGATGGAGCTCGGTCAGGCTCTTGGCGTGTCGTTCCAACAGGTGCAGAAGTATGAGAAGGGAGTCAACCGCGTGTCCGTCACGCGATTGCAGGAGATCGCAAAGACGCTTCACGAAGGTCTCGACTACTTCATGGGTGCCGACAAGGCAGGCCCGACGACGCAACTAACCGCGTTGTTGCAGGACGACGTTTCGCAGCGCATGCTGCGGGCGTTTCATTCAATCGACAAACCTATGCGCTATAAGATTGTCGATCTCCTCGAGTCCATCGCGGCTTGATTGCTGCGGGCCCCGTGCGGCGGGGCCCCAGGCAGTATGTCATAATAGGGTGTGACATGAGGAAGAAACGCATACGGCACCACGTGCCGGGAAGAACGAGAGGGTCATCCCCGAAAAAGCGGATGACCCTTCGAACCGTTCATAACATCATGTTCACGGGGCACGCGTTCATCCCCGTGGAAAGACCCGGGGCGCACGTCGCGCAAGTCCCGGTTGGAATATGGGAGCGGTACACAATCGCTCGCACTGAATATCAACTAGTGGTGAAAATGATCAAAGCCCACTTCACACAGGAGCAATTAGATCATGGCAAAGAAGCAGGCGCACAAGAAGCGGTTCAAAAAGCAGGGACCGCTACCGCTGCACTCGCGCACTCCGAAGAAGGTGGTCTCAAAGCCCGGGCACATTCCAAGCCCGGAAGACTACATGATCCTCGCGAACCTTGACGGCATCGGTAAGGGCGCAGTGTGCAGGGTGCTCAATCGATACGCGCCGAACCTGACGGTGTGCCCGGAATGTCGCGTCGATGACTTCACTCACGTCGCGACATGTTCGATCCTCGCGAAGCTGAGCACGCCATGAGATTGATCACCCGGTACGCGAGACTGTTGCGCTTGCGTATCGCGGTGATCGAAGCAATGCAGAAGATACTGAAACAACGGAGAAAAAGGAGATGAGCGAACGCCCAATGACCCAACCGACTGAGACCATGGAGCAACGCATACACTCGATGCTCGATGACGCAATGAACAACGACTATGACATCTCGACGTGGACGGCGGATGATATCGTTGCAGACCTCTACGCCTTCGCCGACCTGTACGATGACGAAACGCCCGAGGCAATCAAGCCTCACGTTATAACGTGGAAGATGGGAAGGGGGTATAATCCGTGAAGGCTAAGAAAAAGCCGCCGCCGCGTGAACGCCTGGTCGAGGTCGAGGTCGTGGCCCCGCCTTCGATCAAGCAGTCAAAGTCACGCGTCAAGCAATGCGCCTTCTGCAAACACTTCTACATTCAACCTTGCGATGACAGGAGCAAGGAGAAGTGTCCGAACTATCTGTTCCTGCAATCGAAGGCGAAGAAGGGGAAGCGGTGATGGGACGACGCCGACCCACCTGTACGATATACACCGATGGCTCTTGCCGATGGTACCTGAACCCGAAGAAGCGCCACGGGGGCTGGGCCTTCATTGTCATCTCCGACAATGACGACGAGTCGAACGTATATCGCTCAGGGCACTACCCACCACCGCAGACCAATCAGACTATGGAGCTCTTGGCCGTGCTCGAGGCCCTGCGCTACGTCAAAGAGTATGGGCTTCGTGCTCATGCGATCACGATCCACACTGACTCAATGTACGTCATCAATGGGATGACCTCGCAGTTTCGCCACCACGTGGCGGGCGGCATGGATGCTCCGAACTCGGAGATTTGGTTACTCTTGCATCGTCATGCCGAACGCTGCAAGAAACTATCGTTCCGACATGTCAAAGGCCACGCCGGCGATACGTGGAATGAAATGTGCGACAAGATGGCGGGTAAGGCCCGACTGTCTGGCATCAACCTCAACAGGAGAACGACAAATGGCTAACCATCAGCGAACAGCAGCAGACGTTGCCCAGCTCGAGTCTGACAATGAACACTACCGCAATGAGAATGAACGCCTCGAGCGTGACCTCGCCATCGTCACAGCAGACCGCAATCGGTTGCAGGTTGAGAATGCAATGATCGCGGGCAACGCGAGGGAGAACCTCATTAAGGCAACACGCATGGAAACAATCGTTCGGCAGGTGTCGGCCGGCCTTGTCTCCGCGCTGAACGAACTCACGCAAGAGCGTAAGGTGCAGGGGGAAATGCGTCGTCAGGTGCAGGTCGAGCAAATGGAAGAGGAGACAGGGGCACCCCCTGCGTTCCTGCGCCAGCAGCGGAGCGGCGATCCAACGCGGGCGGTCGCACGTGCGGCCGAAATGATTGCGCCGCCCCGTGCCCCTACGCCGGCGCGCATTGATCACACGATTGCCGACAAGGACCCGCGCTTGCCCCCTGCGTCATATGGGAGTGATCAGGACGACGACGAACTCGCCCGACTGGGCGGTAACATCCAATCGCGCTAACAAACAGGAGTGGTCAATGCCGAAGAAATGGGTACTGAGAGCCAACGACAAAAACTTGACTAGCACGTGCACTGGGTACATCGTGCAACTTCTACAAGCGAAGCGAGCGCCCAAGTACTTAGACAATTGGGAAGACACGTTCGATTGGTTTCAAGAGCGCGTGACCATTGAGCCGAAATTGTGGAAGCCCAACAGCGATGGCGAGATCAAGTGGAAGCAGGCCATACGCAACATTGCCAAGGTGCACCCAAACGCAAAGACTCCTAATGCTTTGACGGAAGGGGAGTTGATTGTTTTCAAGGGTGGTGGGTTCGCACTTCCCAACCACGTCCCGAAAGGCAAGGAGGTTGTCGAGTTCCCGCAGCTTCACGGTCTCGCCATTCCTCGCGTGAAACCAAAACCCCGTCTAACGAAGTCGGGCAACCCGAAGCATGAACGGGAGGCTGCTGCTTTTATCGACGCCATAGAACAAATGGGCACTTCAATGACTCGAATACTTAAAATGTTGAAAGGAGATCGATGATGCTAACTGCAAATCGATTTGATCAAATCAAGACCTTCGTGAAGTCGCTGCACGGCAAGAGCATCTCCAAGATCCCTGACCAACATGTCAGGGAGATGGCGATCATGCTTGCCGAACTCGCAGCCGAAGTCGAACGACTGCTAACCCCCGCTCGGGGGCCAGGCGGCAACCGGAGCAACATAAGACCCGTGGTGCTCGACGCCCGCGGCCAGCCTGTGTTGCCTCCACCCGTCTCGCATCAATTGGCTGCTGATCGTCGCGAGCAGTATGACATTGATCGGCTTGAAGCGATCATGCAGCCAAACGATATAACCCAGTGGATCAAGTTCAGCCTGCGGTGGGGCCTTACTCCTCCACCGGGAGGCTGGGACAACGTGGACGCCATGCTGCACGTCATACACGGGGTTCGATTGGGCATCAGAGCCGTGCCCCATCTCGAAAAGCATTACTCCGCGACCTGGCTAACATCGCGCGGGCACAGACTCCCGCAAGGTGTGACGTTGAGCAACGGTGTCTTGTCGGGCACCGTATCAGACGAGTGACTGCTATGCGGGACAGTATGTCGTTACATGACGCACACAGATCGTCTCGCAAAAGCGATCCGCGCAACCACGGGGCTCACCTCTGAGGAGTTGCAGGAGTTACGGGCACACATAACCGCTCTCCTGCAACTAGGTCCCGGCAGCGCTGATCGTGCGGTAGCATTGCCCGATGCACCCGAAGAATTAGTTATGATTGCGGAGCACGGCCGCAATCGAGGGGGACGTCTGGTCCCCACCACCGATCTCATGCGGGCGACGCAGTATGACACGTTCAAGTCAAAGCTGCCTCGCTTGCGTGCATTCCTTGAACAGGTCGGATCAAAGACTGCCCAGCGCGCGTTATTCAAACTCGGGCTGGTACTGTTGGAACGCGACATGCGAACGCGCAAGCTCACGCCGTCTTACATGTCGTTCATGAATGAGGTCCACCGTATGCGTTCGCTGATCAATCGGGAGTTCCCCGGCTACGAAGCGAATGGCATGCTCAAGCTGATCATAAGAAAGGAAGACCATGTTCGGAAAGAACCAAGTAAGCGGCCCATACAACGAAAGCGGAGAACAGCTTAGGGTCAATGAGATCTTTTACACACTGCAAGGCGAGGGCCCCGACTCCGGCTGTCCCGCTATCTTTGTTCGCTTGTCAAAATGTAATCTGCGCTGCTACTTCTGTGACACCGAGTTCGAGACGGGCCAGGATATGCCACTGCCCATACTCATACTCGAGGTTCTCGAACTCGCGAAGGAACACGGGTGCAGGCTTGTCGTGATCACAGGGGGCGAACCCCTTTTGCAGAATATCGTGCCTTTCGTGCGACGCATGAATGAGTGCGGCATCTCCTGCTCGGTCGAGACCGCGGGCACCGTTGTGCTCCCCGAACTTTATACCGTGTTCGATCCCATGCGTTCGATCTCGGGTAACCTGATCGTGTGCAGCCCCAAGACTCCGAAGATCCACCCGGAGATCGAACGATTGGTTGGCGCGTGGAAATATGTCGTCAAGGATGGTGAGGGTGATCAGTGGGGGCTGCCGTCGAAGTCAACGCAGGTCGTTGATCGAGACGTGACTGTGTTCAAGCCCGTTTTCCCCGTTGTGGAGATCTGGGTCAACCCAATGGACGAGTATGACGCGGACAAGAACGAAGCGAACCTGAAGTGGGCGCGGGACGTTGCATTGAGGCACGGCTACCGCATGGGAGTTCAATTACACAAACTGGCGGACGTTCGATAAATGGCCGACACACTCAACCACGCGTTGCAAGAAAACCTGATCACCCTGCTCTGTTATAACAACGAGCAGGGTAAGGTCGTTTCGAACATGCTCAATATCGAACTGATGGAGGGCGATTACCGCATGATCGCGGAACGCGCCATTGACTATTGGCGCAAGTACAAGGCCGCACCCGGGGATCACACCGCCGACATGTTCGGCGACATCCTCGGAGACAAACACAACCGCAGGGGCAACACGATCCGACGCCTGCTGCGCAACATGATCTCGCTGAGTGAGAACCTCAATACCAAGTACGTCATGGATCAGCTGCGTGACTTCTCGCGGCTGCAACGCTTCAAGCAAACGATTGTGGACTCGGCGGAGAAGCTGAACAACATTCAACAGGCGGCGCTGCCCGAGATCGAGGAGCTCTGGGACAAACTCCTGCGAACACGCGAGGTCGATTTCCAAGCCGGCCTTCGTCTCAACGAGATCGGGCGCGTGCTCGCGCACCTGCAACAATTGCAGGCGGAGTTCCGATGCGGTATCAAGGAACTCGACCGTCGCCACTTCGTGCCGCAACGCGGCAAACTCATGCTGTTCGGTGGCGCAGCGGGCCGCGGCAAGACGTGGTACCTTGTTCATATCGGCAAACACGCGCTGATGGACCGCAAGAAGGTCGTGCATCTGTCAGGCGAAATTGACGAGGAAGAAGTGCTGGGCCGTTACTACCAGAGCATCTTCTCCGTGTCGAAGCGCAGGGAGCCGGTCGAGATCACTTCATTCGAACGCGACCTGGAAGACTTCACGGGCCTTGCACGCTCTGACTACAAGCCGCAGTTTAGCCTTGAGGACGATCTCGCCTCGCTCGAACTGACGGAGCATATGAACTCATTCGGACGCAAGGCCGAGAACCTTGTCGTCAAACGTTTCAAGCCGAACGAATGGACGGTGGGCCACATCCGCGCGTACCTTGACATGCTCGAGCAGACCGAGGGCTTCGTGCCTGACGTGATCATTCTCGACTACCTGGGGCTTTTGAAGAAGGACATTAAAAACATTCGCGGCAGCATGAGCATGAACTGCGAAGACCTGCGCGGCCTCATGATCGAACGCAACGCCGCGGGCGTCACGGCCCATCAATTGTCAAAGGCCGGCGAACTCGCAGTGATGGCCAAGGGCACGCACCTTGCGGAGGACTGGTCGATCATGGGCACGTGCGATAGCGTCGTGACGTACTCCTGCACCGACCTCGAGTTCGAGCATGGGCTTGGTCGAATGTTTGTCAGCAAGAACCGCAGCGACAAGGACAGGTTTCAGATCGTCGTCACGCAATCATATGCGGTCGGGCAATTCGCGCTCGACTCCATGTTCATGAACCGCGACTACAAACAAGCCTTTGAAGACTTCGCAGGCTCGGAAGATGCGGAGGACAGCGACGATGAAGAATAGGTGGGACGGCGTTTGCGTGTGCGGCAAGGAAGAGGCTGACGGTGTGCGGTGTCGTTTCGGCGCGAGCCACCGGCCCCTGATACGCAAGCCGCGCGAAAGGGAGCGTCTCCCTGCGCCCCGCAAACGCGAACGTCTCGACGATGACGAGTAGGCAAAGAAAAACCCGGGAGGCTGAACCCCCCGGGCGTTTAGTTTGGTCGTCGGATCAGGCTGCGAGTTGTTCGCGCTCCTTCTTCGCGGGCTTCTTGGCCTTCGCCTTCGCGGGGGCCGCCTTTTTCGCGGTCGACTTCTTGCCCTTGTTCACGACCGCCTTCTTGCCCTTGCTCCACGACGAGCACCACGTGCGGGCCGTCGACTCCTGCAACCCGAGCGCCAGTGCCTTCTTCACTGCGGCCTCTCGGTCCTGCGCCTTGAGAAACACAATCGCGACCTTCTCCTTGTTCGAACCTTCGCGAATGTTCAACTGTGCTAATGTCGTCATGATAAACCACCTACTCTGAGTTACACAAACTGGCAATGTCGCCAGCCCCGGCATTATGGGTCAACCACGCGCGACGATCAAGCCCCCGAGTATGCGGTCCGCGTTAACGACTTTGGGTCACAGGAACTGAAACCAAATGGCTATATCGCCCCGAGCAGTCAAGGCATTTCATGCGCGACCCCACCGCGATTACTCCCTGTGGAAAAACCTGAGCGAGGACGACATTGACTTTAGGATGTCGAAACTAGAAGTCCGCCCGCCGATATGGAACAAGCTTCGATATGATCAACGCGTCTGCTTCGTGATCGGCGCACGCAAGAAGCGGTTCGCGTTCTTCAACGAAACGGGCACAGGCAAAACGTTCCTCTCGCTCGCGCTCATGCGTTACTTCAAACGTACAGGCGAAACGAAATGCAACCTCGTCCTCGTCCCGAACAAGATCAACAAATGGGAATGGTTGGAAGAGGGCTTTCGAAAGCACACCCCGTCCATGGACTGCGTCGTGTTGCACGGCTCGACGGAAGGCAAGTGGGCCGCACTCGAGGAGAACCCCGATGCCGACGCATTCGTGGAAACCTATATGGGCTTCGTTCGCATGTGCTGCGACCTCAAGAAGGTGACACGCAAACGCAAAGGCAAGAAGGTCAAGATCAATAAGCTCGTACCGAACAAGAAAAAGATCCGCGCGTTGATGAAACGTTTCGACGGTGTGTACCTTGACGAGTCGACCTATGTCAAAAACAAAGCCGCGTTGCCGTGGCGTCTCTGCAATCAATTGAGCAAGGCGGCGAACGCGTTCTTCATCCTGACGGCGACCCCGTTCGGTCGCGACGTGACAGACGCATGGGGCCAGGCTTTTCTTGTCGACCGCGGGCAGACGTTGGGCGAAACGTTGGGCCTGTTCCGCGCAGCGTTCTTCGAGGAGAAGGAAGAGTATTGGGGCGGCAAGGAATACAAACTGACGAAGATCGGCAAGCGCATGTTCAGCGAGCGGCTTGATAACGTCTCGATTGCGTACCCGGCCGACGAGACGGTGATGCCTCATCTGACGCGCGTGCCGAAGTACGCTGTGCTCCCTGAGGCGGCCGAACAATATCTCGACCGCGCCAAGGACGCCATGAAGCAGGCCAAGGGCGACTTCCAAGCCCTGAAGAACGCGTTCCTGCGACTGCGACAAATCAGTTCGGGGTTCGTCGGGTTCAAGGATGACGACACGGGTGTCCGCGCGAAGTTCGAGTTCGACACGAACCCCAAGCTCGATCTGCTCGAGGCGTTGGTGACGACGTTCAAGCCGAACCATAAGTTCATCGTGTTTCACGAGTTCCAACACTCGAGTAAGGTCATCATGGCCAAGCTCAAGGAACTGGGGATCGGGGCCGTCGCCATCAATGGCATGACGAAGAAGAGCGACGAGGCACGCGCCGCGTTCAAGAACGATCCGAAGGTGCAGGCGCTCGTGCTATCAAACTCTGCGGGCGGGTACGGCCTCAACCTTCAATTCGCGAAGTACGGTATCTACTACGAGAGCCCGGTCGGTGCGATCCTGCGCAAACAAACCGAGAAACGTTTCGACCGTCAATACTCCCTGCACAAGACGGTGATCCTATATGACCTGATCGTTCGCGGCACGGTCGATGAAAGCATATTGCGCTTTCACGCTGAGGGTCGGAGCCTGTGGAAGGCCATTCTCAACACGGGAGCCGAGGCCGTGTTCCGCACACCGCGCAGTGTGAAACGTCGCGAGCGTGATCAATCACACCGCAGTGTGAAACGTCGCGAACGGTTGGCAGCGTGAATTTCGGATTGTCCGGAAATGTTAAAATTTTAATGATTTCGGGGGTGTGGATAACGGGGACAAACCCGCAAACCCTATAAAACAAGGGCCCCCAGTTCATGCGCTATTCAATTGACCTTGTTTTATAGGGCTTTATAATAGGGGCGTAAATCGACGTTCGCATGGCCCTCTTGCCCCGGCGTCGTTTTAAGGGGACCGACAATAACAACCCGTTGCAGCCCCTCCAATGAGCGCAGTGATTGCGGTCAGGGCAGATCAGGCGGAGACCTCGCGCGTCAATCATTGACGTGGGCAGCCGAGCATCGACTCCCTGATCCATGTTTGTTTCCCTCCATATCGAAACCCCTGCGATGCGCCGACAGAGTAATGGCATCAAGCGCGGGGTCTTGCACGTGTGGCGACGTGCGACTGATGATGACAGCCACGGAGTAAAACGACATGACCAAGAAGGTAAAGCGCTTGAAGGGATTTCATTTGCTTGGCACGATACAAACGGAGACGATGCCGTGGGTACAGCGTGCGATTGACGCGGGGCGCCCAGTCCCGAAATGGATCGCAGAGCGCAGTGCCACGGAGAAGGAGTTCGAGGAGAACATGGCGTTGCGCGAAGCAGCGTTCCCTCAAACGAAAAAGTAAATTGTCGAAACGGCCCACGGGCCGTCTGATGCGAGTGGCTCTTGCATCACTGATGATGACAAGCCAATGGAGAATGAGCATGAAGTTCGTACAAACGATTGAGCGCAGTGAGCTGTCAGTGTCGGATCATGATTTTCAAAAGATCAAGGTCGGCAACGTGTACACGTTCAAAGGCGAGCGCGTTAAGGTGATCAAGAAGATGGTCCTCTGGGTTGGAGGATCAACGGTGAAGGTTCGCAGAATGTCGAAACGGGCATAAGTGCCCGTCTGATGCGAGTGGCTCTTGCATCACTGATGATGACAAGCCAATGGAGAGTAAACATGAAAACGAAAACATTCAAAACGATCACGGAACGCCTGGACCTCACTCCTCTTGAGAAGAAGTTCATTCCAATCGTTCAGAACGTGGTCGGCACTGTTGTTACAACGGTCGATGCCGCGGGCCCATTGTCGCAAGACTTCGAATGCACGTTCGGTGTCGTTATGACTGAATGGTCTGCGCACTTCATAATGTGCAAGGTGACGGTGACGCCCAAAGATGAGACGACCATTGACGCGTTGAAAACGATCCTCGCACGACTCGAGAAGTTCGCGACATATGATGACATGCCGTGGCGCCACGCAAACAAGTGGTGGTTGATCGGTGACGGTGACGACGCCAACGCCGTTTATTTCGAGAAGGGTTCGTTTTGTATTTGGTTGCGTGGTTGGACAGAGAACCCGCACTGCTAATGTCGAAACCCCCTACCAAGGGGGTCTGCAACGATTGATCCCGTTGCACTGATGATGACAGATCAATGGAGAATGAACATGAACATCTATACCGTATATTGTAACGCCGGTCGATACGATCTCAACGCACTCGTGCAAGCGAGGAGCGCGGCAATCGCAAAGAAGAAGGTCGAGCGGTTTGTGAAAACGCATTCGTTCTTGTGCGAAAATTATCGCGCGATGTCTGCTCGCTTCGCAGACGCAGCGTTCATAAAAGAAATGGACCTTCAAAACGAGGTTCGCAAGTTGAAGCGTGGCGACGCAACGACCATCGTCGTTTATGACGAAGGCACCTAGTAGTGACCCCCTTGGGTCCCGTGGGAGCACCCACATGTCGAAACCCCCGGTCCAAACGGGGGTCTGTCACGATTGATCCCGTGGCACTGATGATGACAGATCAATGGAGAATGAACATGACACATGAACAGGCACTCGCACACGTACTCGATATAGCGTCGCGGTTCGGCGAAAATGTTGAAGAAGGTTTTGCGCAACGAGTGCAAGCCTCTGACAGTGACGAAGTCTGTGCCTACAACGCAGATCAATCGGGCGCCGACTTAGAGGAAGTGATTTTAGTTCGCGATTTGTGGCGCGCGGTCGAAGTGTTGCAAAAGAAATGAAATGTCGAAACCCCCTACCAAGGGGGTCTGGTACGATTGGTTATCGTGCCACTGATGATGACAAACCAAATGGAGAAACAAAATGGCAGACCATGCGAAGGTATATCGCAATCAGCGATTGCTCACCAAGGAGCACCCAGGTACGATGCAGCCGAAAGCGGGCCGCAAGTATTACACGCTCCTTGAACGTACAGCCGGCGAGTTGTGGGCCCCTCAGTTCGGGGACTACGACCGAAAGGTTGTTGAGCAGGAGCAACGCGATATGAAAAACTCCGGGTCCTTTACGAAGGGCACGAAGTTCCTGATCATTGAAACGGGCACGCGACAATATCAAGTGTCCGACGCAATCAGGTTGCTCAATGACGAGTTGGCCCCGATTGCATTGAAGGAGAAGAAGTAATGAGTGATATCAGAAAGGTGCAGGCGTCGATTGAACGTCTGCACGGCAATTGCGAACGTGACCGCCTGCGCAAGTATGCGTCGTTTACGGCGTGGCAACTTGCACGTCGCGAGGAGCGTTCGGGTCTTGACCCCTCGCCCCTGTTGAAGAAGGAGGACCACGAGCGATGAATACGATCTACTACAAGGTCGATTGGCGATTGTTGAGTGATGAAGCGTTGCAACACTACTTGAAGGGTACCAAGATGCAACGCATCAGCGCGAAGGCTGAGATCGAACGTCGCGCAAAGGTAAAAGCATGTACAAACTCACAGACGTAGAAGAGACGGTCACGGAATTCCTCAAGAAGGAGTTCCCTGAAATACTGAGCGACGTTGAGAGTTCGGGTGTGGCGTCAGAGATCGCAGTTGTGATTTTCGACATGCTCACGGGCGATGACGACGACGAATAGTCGAAACCCCCTACCAAGGGGGTCTGTGCCGGGTGGCTCCCGTCACACTGATGATGACAAGCCAATGGAGAAGCAACATGATGACCGAACTTTGCGAAACACTCGCAGTCAACCATCCCGAGGAAGATATTTTCATTCGGCAGGTGACCATGATCCCACACGAAGGGCATCTGATCATTTACGAAGTGGGCGACGCGGACAGCAAGTACCATGTCGCAAATGTGGTCATGGGCATGATCAAATGGGCACACCCAATTGATTATGACGTGACGCGTCTTGCAGAACTGACGGGCTCAAAGCCCCTTGGCGAAATCCTCGGAGCAACGGAGAACGTTGGGTCCTGCGACCCGGGGCCGATGATCCTTTGGGACAAGACGCAAAAGACGTGGCACACTGACGTGCCGAAGGTTGGGCGATACAGCGTGCGGCGCATGGGCAAGCGTATGCCCTTCGCGGCGTACCTCAATGGTAAACAGATCGCTGCTGAGGAGCACACTAACGTCGAAGTCGTGAAGCGATCAGTTGAGCGTCGCATCCGCGAAGCCCATCGGATCAATGAAGTGACGAAGCCGGGTTCGCCCGGCCCGCGATTGTTGCAGCAGTTGTTGCCGCGCGTTGGTAACAGCCAATTGAACAAGCGCTAATGCCCTTCTCACCCGAGTCGATGAAGCGCAAGTTCATGCTAGTCTTTGCAATCAAAATTACGATAGCGGGATTGTCTTACTACTTTTCCCGCTGGCCGATCATGTGAGTGTCGAAACGCCCTACCAAGGGCGTCTGATGCAGGTGGCTCCTGCATTACTGATGATGACAAGCCAATGGAGAAGCAACATGATGAAAGCAATAAGCAGTACAGACTTTGGCTGCCCGGACCTATCGTGGAACGTGCGGGCCCCTGTGGAACTTTGCGTCGTGTTGACGCAAGACGACGCGGGCAAGTACGCGTGCTACTGCGGCATCGTCCCCAAAAACATGACCGATGGGCATAAGCAGCATCGCGTTATGGGCTCGGGTTCGAAGTTGGCATTCCGTCGCGCGGTCGTGTTTTTCCCCGACCTCCATATTGAGGAGTACAGGGCGTGACATGGTTTGATGACGGGGCGCTGATCTCGGACGAGGAGAACCAGCGTCGCGTGTTCAATGCGGCCCAGAAGGGCGGCACGTTCACAGTATGCACGGTCGGCACGCGTGTCGGGGAGTTTGATAGCACACTCGTCTATCGAACGTACCCGCAGGCGTTGGCCGTGTTCCTGCACATGTTCAACCAACAGCGCAGGCCTATTATGTATTGTGCCGACGCGACCGCGGGGGTCTTCTTGCTCCCGCGTCGCTCGTATCAAACCGATGACAAGCGATGGGTCTCTGTCAATGACGCGACGGCAGACGCAGCGCAATCGCTACTCGACGCATGGTGCAGGGGGATTGGCATCACAAACCAACCCCTCGCTCCCATGATCAACACGATCCGAACAGTCAGACGACGAACTCGCGAGCGGTTACCCGTTCGCAAACGTGAAAGGTTGTAACAGTGAAGAAGAAAGCGAAACAGGCGAACCCGTACAAGGCGGGCAGTCGCAAGGCCGAGATCTATGACGCGTTCATGGAAGCAGGCGGAGGCGACGCAGGGTTAAAGGCTGCGACCAAGGAGGCGACGGCGAAGGGCAAGAAGGTGATCAAGCCCGGAACCATCAAGTCATGGGCGAGCATGTGGCTCAAGGGCGTGACGAAGCCCGAGGCCAAGGAGAACGACGACAAGCCCGCAAAGGTCGTGGTCGAACGCGACAAGGGCTACCACCCTGACTTCAAGTACACGACGCGACAACAGGCCGACCGACACCACGAGACGTTATGTACGCGGTCGGGCCTGAGGCCACACGCGTTCCACGTGCTCGAGGACGGCGGCATGTTCGCCGTTGTGCCCGCGCACTACAAGCCGGGTGGCCCCGTGCCCACGTTCGAACGCGGGGACATCGTGTATGATGCAATGATTGCGAACAGCAAGGCGAAGGTCATCGAAGCAGGACCCGAGCAAACGTTGGTGCGATACGTCACGGAGCGCAAGACCGGTCCACGCGAAGAATGCGTGATCAATCGGTATCTCGTCAAACTCCCTGACCCAAAGAAGAAGGAGCGTGTCCGACTATGAAACCGATACCATTTAGTTTCGGCGAAGGCTTCGCCGACTTCGAAGTTCTTTCAATCGACCGAGACGACTACAATCGCATTGATACGGGTCAGGTCTACGAGTTCCGCAATCACCCCGAAGCACAGGTGAGGGTGGCGACGATTGTAGACAAGGCGATCACACGGGGCGATTGTTTAGTCAAAGTGAAATGGGTGACGGTGCGTGAATAGCCGAAACCCCCTACCAAGGGGGTCTGCCACGTTGAGCAATCGTGGCACTGATGATGGCTGCTCAACAGGAGAAACCAAACATGATAAAGTTCAAAGCGAAGCATCTGCGCGCCTCTTACGTGGGCTACTCAATGCACCTGACAGGTAATGACGGTGAGTGTGAGTTGATCATTGTCACGTCATGGGGCCAGGACGGGCGTACCCGTCTTGTGATCGTGGGCGCAGAGTGTGACGGCAGCGTGGTCGTGTTGCATGAAGGCAAGGCCCGCGTCACTCTCGCGCAAGTCGTCACGACCATTGATAACGTTGTGAAGAAGTGGTCGCAGGCGGGGACGAAGCCGAACGTCGAAGAACAGTTGTGGCTCGACAAGCAGCGCGAGAAGCTGATTGTTCGCCTCGACAAACTCTGGAACCACGGCGTGACAGCGAAGGCGGCCTGACATGATCGGACCGCACGACTACGGGCGGCCTTGTCCCTGCGGTTCGGGCAAGACCTCCTTCTGGCAAAAGGATGCACGTGGCATCGAGTTGTGTCGCACGTGTGACGATTGCCACGACGAGAAGATGAAACGATATCGTCCTGAGGTTCTCGCGAACTCTCAGTACGAGGCTGACGAACCAATCGAACCTGAGGAGTATTGAGTATGGGTTACCATGATGATGACGACGAGATTGACGGCGTAGGGTTCGCAGACCCCGGCGGCCGTTCAGCGTTGCGTGCGGCAACGAAGTCCAATCCGCGCAATCTCCCCTGTCCGAACTGCGAGCGACCCAATCGGCTCACGCCGATTGACGTGCAGCGCGGATATCAATGCGACGCCTGCGCCGATCAAGCAGAGCGAGGAGGCTACTAGCATGGCGACTATGTTCCGCATTATGCACGTCAACCCGACCGACTACGAAATGAGCGACGACCGCGAGAAGCTGCAAGTGATCGCGGACGAGCTCAATAAGGACGCCCGGGCGCAGGGCGACACAAAGTCGCGTTGGATCGTGATCCACGACGTTGCGGTTGGCGATCTGTTCAAGTAATGTCGAAACGGGCCCACGGGCCCGTCTGACCGGGAGTGGCTCTCTCGGCACTGATGATGACAAGCCAAATGGAGAAAACGACAATGACAAGCGCAGTAGAGAAGATGGCCTATGCAGGCCAGGTCCCGTGGCATGGTCTTGGTGAACCTGTTTCGTCAAAGCTTACCGCCGAGCAAATGCGCAAGGCGGCGCATCAAGACTACACGGTGTCGAAGCGTCAGGTCTACTTCACTGACGAGCAAAAGAAACAGCACGCGATCAAGAACAAGTTCGCACTCGTTCGCGATAGCGACGACAAGATGCTGAGTATCGTGGGCTCGGTCTACAAGCCCGTGCAAACGAAACAGGTCTTCGCGTTCTTCCACGACTTCGTCGCGGCCGCGAAGATGCAAATGGAAACGGCCGGCTCCTTGTGGGACGGCAAATATGTTTGGGCCCTCGCCCGCGTCGTCGGCCAAGACTTCGCAATCGGCAAGAAGGACGAGATGCGCAACTACCTTTTGTTGTGCAGCCCGTTTGAACACGGCAAGGCCCTGATCATGCAGTACACCAACGTCCGCGTGGTGTGTTGGAATACGTTGAGCATGGCAATCGGCGCGAACTTGATGGGCAAGGGCAATGCGTTCCGCATGCCGCACACCAAGAACTTCGAGGTCGAGAAGGAAGAGGCCAAGCGCGTGCTCGGCCTGATCACGGAGCAGGGCAAGCAGTTCAAGGAAGCGGCTGCGATCCTCGCGAAGTCAAAGGCAACCGATGCACAGGCCGAGAAGTTCTTTCTCGACGTGTTGAAGAAGAGCCCCGACGCCGCGCGAACTCCCGTCGCCCTGCCGAAATACAAGGCGGCGTTAGAGTTCGCACCGGGGGCCATGCTCCCGTCAGCGAAGGGCACATGGTGGGGCGCACTGAACGCGGTCACCTATGTGGTCGATCACGAGCAGGGCCGCACCCGGGACTCCGCGTTGAAGAATGCGTGGCTCGGTAACCAAGCGAACGTGAAACGTCGCGCCCTCAAGCTCGCACTCGACGCGGTCAAGAAGTGATCGCCTGTCCTGTGTGCTCGTCGGAGTATGATCCACGTGAGACAGAATGTCCCACGTGCGGTCCGATCCCTCGAGTCCCCGGTCTGAACCCGCACATCCGCGTGCCAGACTATTCACAACCAGGCGTCAAGGAACGCGTAGCAGCAGAGGTCGACTTCATCGTTGATCTCGATAACCCACAACGGAGATCGTAATGAGTACCGTATCTGAAGCGATGATGAAACGCATACGCTCACTCCTCGCAATGTCGCGAGGGACGGCGAACGAGAACGAGGCTGCGGTGGCAGCCTCAAAGGTGCAGGAGCTTCTAACGCAATTCAATTTGTCAATCGATGACGTTGAGAAGCGTGACGCTCACGGCAAGGTAATCGAGGACGGCGATCTGATGACCTCGAGTTCGAACCCGTGGCGACGTTCACTTGCAAACGCGATTGCGCGATTGTATTTCTGCGACTACTACTGGCAGCATGTGCGAACGCCGGCCCCGCATCGGAAGCGGCCCTACGTTCGCGGTGACAAGCATAACTTCATTGGCCTGCCTCACAACGTCGTGGTGGTCAAGGAAATGTTTGTGTACCTGGTCGACACAGTCGAACGGCTTGCGAACGAAGCCCGCAAGGACGTGGTCAAACGCAAGGTGAGCATTGACGGCTCACCAGCCGAGTACGAGCACGCGTTCCGTCATGGCTGCGCCACGCGGATCACCAATCGCATTTGGCAACGATACTACGAGCAGACCGAGCCACCCGCCGGCCTGATCGCGAAGTCAAACGTCCCTGCGCTGTATACGAAGTTGAGCGCAGAGGTCTCCGACTACATGAGCAAGAACCACGGCTCGCTCCCCGTGAAGAAGAGCAGGGGCAAGCACTCGTCAATGGCGGGTGTGATCGATGGGAACGCGGCTGGTGATCGCGTGTCGCTCGACACGCAGATTGCCGACATGCAACCAACCAAGCAGATTGGATGCGGGTGATGGCCTTCAACTGGGTTCAGTTCCTTGACTCGAACCACGTTCACTATGCGACCTCGGGACCTAACGTGTCCCGGGGTCACGTCGCAGTGAAGTGTCCGTTCTGCGGGTCGCAAGACCCGTCAGAGCACATGTCTCTCAACCTTAAGCACGGCGGCTGGCGTTGCTTCCGCAATCACAATCATTCGGGCAAGTCCCCCGTGTACCTGGTGCAGGCGCTCATATCCTGTTCTAGGGAGCGAGCACAGGCGATTGTCGGGGAAGGCGTGTTCATACCCGACGATTTCCTAGGGACGGTTCGTGGCCTCATTGCTCCCCAGCAAACGGCGCCCCGGGCGCCCCTGATCATGCCCCCTGACTTCAAGCCGTTCGGCACGGGCCTGCCCAGTAGCGAGCGCTTCATGAAGTATCTGCTTGATCGCGGGTTCTCGCGTCAGCAAATCAATCTCATGACAAAGCGGTGGGGCCTGCGCTACTCCACGTCTGGCAAGTTCAAGGGCCGCATTATTTTCCCCGTTACATTCGACGGGGAACTGATGACGTACACAGGTCGCACGATCTACAAGGACGTTGAACTCCGCTACAAGACGCTGAGCTATGACCCCGAACTCGAGGAGACCCCAGCGGTCGGGCCGATCTCCGACTACCTGTTGTTCTTCGACAAACTCAAACGCAACAAACGCGACGCCGACACCTTGATCTTTTGTGAAGGCCCGTTCGATGCGCTCAAGGTCAATGTGCTCGGCAGGCCTCACGGCATCATGGCGACGTGCTTCTTTACTGCGTCACCCTCGCAAGGGCAGATCGATCTTGCGGGTGACCTGGTCTCTGTGTTCAAGCGTCGATACTTGATGCTTGATCAGGGCACGCTCGCGACGGCACTCAGAACCCAGATCGACATGTCCACACTTGTCCACAGGGTATTGACATTGCCGAAACACGTTAAAGACCCCGGCGATTTGGACGAGCAATCGTTGCTCGACATTGTGCCTTGACGAGATCGAGGGGATCGTGCCTTATGCACACCTCTCACGAAAACATCAGCGGCGGATGCGATTGCCCTAAAGCAGGCTAGACCTCTCCAAGGGCGGTCATCATCGCGGAGACTACGGGGGCCCGTTACGCCGCACCCCCGACCTTTCTTTGTGCCTCACCGCGTCAACTGTCATCATACCAACGAAAGCTTGCAATGGGTATCGGGGAAACAAACATGGATCAGGGAGTGCGCGGCTGGATTTATAAAACCGCCCGCGAGAATATGTGGCGCGTCTCAAATCATATTGACTTGGCCGACCTTATGCAGGACGGCTTTCTAGTGTGGCATCGCGTGTACATCAAGTACCCGAACGTCACAGAGCAAAAGCATCGCATGGCTCTTTTCAAAACCGCCTTCACCAATCACATCCACGACCTATCGAAAAAGCGCAGCCGGCTTGACCTCATTGCAGAGGCCGATCTCGACACGCCTATGGACGTCATGCTCGAGGGCGAAGACCCGACGAGTGACCCTGACCTCGCGTTCATTGTCAAGCAACTGCCGCCCGCCCTTATGCGGGTTCTCTCCCGTGTGATCGAAAGCAACGGCCCCTACCGTCTCCGCCTTGATCGCACTCGCGAAACGACGAATGAACGTCTCTGCCGTTTCGCAGGCCTAGACCCCACCAAGCGCAACGTTCAAGCCGCCGTACTCCAGTATCTGGCGGGAGCACGTTTACACCCTCAGTATGATTGAATAGGAGCTACCGACACCTGACGAGCGCGTTCTCGTCGGGTGCGGTAGCCTGCCTACATCATCACACAGGGGGTTGACCGTGTATCACGTTACAAAACATTATCCGCACTCGCTCGGCCTGTCCGCATGCTTCCGTCAGCATCGCGCCATGTCGCATTGCAATCAACTGCATGGCTACGCGCTCGCGTTCACGTTTGAGTTCGAGGCCATCGATCTCAACGCGCAGAACTGGGTCATCGACTTTGGGTCAATGCGGCCCGTCAAGTCATGGCTTGAAGATACGTTCGATCACCGCCTGCTGTTCGCAGCCGACGATCCCGAACGTGATTTGATCTACGACCTCGCACGTCGCAAGGTCGCAAACATTCTTGAACTCGAGCGTGTGGGCTGCGAAGCCTTCGCCAAACTCGCGTTCAAGTTTACCAAGGACTGGCTCGCATCGATGGGCCAGGTCGCACGTGTACGACTCACGAAGGTTACGGTCGCGGAGCATGACGGCAATAGCGCCGCGTACTCCGAACCCTTGTGAAACGATACGACCCCCCGCGCCACTGGCATCAACAGGAGTAACCAATGCCAAAGTCGAAAATGCAAGCTGAGTTCTTGAAGGCAACGAAGCTCGACGCCGACGAGTACGAGAACCGCCAAGACTTTCTCACGGCGGTGGTTGAGAAGGTCAACACGTTCAAGGACCCGCAGTGGGACAAGCTGAGCGAGGACGCGCAGAATTGGATCAATGATGCGATCAAGAAGGTGAAGGCCAAGAAGCGCGTGCCCGAGTTCCCGGATGTCGGCTCGGTCCCTGCTGACGATGACGAGGACGAGGCGCCGAAGAAGAAGGCCAAGAAGCCCGTAGTCGAAGATGACGACGACGAGGAAGAGGCCCCGCCGAAGAAAAAGAAAAAGCCCGTCGCCGAAGATGACGACGACGAAGAAGAGGCTGCCGACGACGACGAGGCCGAAGAAGCCGACGAGGACGAGGACGACGAACCCGCTCCGAAGAAAAAGAAAAAGCCCGTCGCCGAAGAAGATGACGACGACGAGGAGCCGGCCCCGAAGAAAAAGAAGAAGGTCGTCGCGGCTGACGATGACGACGACGAGGACGAAGCCCCCAAGAAAAAGAAGAAGGCCAAGCCGGCCGACGATGACGACGACGAGGAAGACGAGAAGCCGGCTAAGAAAAAGGCTGCGAAGATCGAAGCGAAGCCGACCGGAGTCAAGGTGGCCATCAAGACGGCCATCATCGAGAACCCGGAGATCACGGTCGATGCTCTGATCAAGAAGCTGGGCAAGGGCGGCGCTCCTGTTTCGAAGGTCACGGTCTCCAACGTTCGCGCGGAGTTCCGCCACACGCTCCGCGTCCTCAAGGACCTGGGCAAACTCAAGGGCGTTGATTTCTAACGTCTGAACGACACGACACAAGAGGGGTCGGGTGATCAAACGCCCGGCCCTTTTTCTCGGTTCCCATATCCAATTACAGGCCCCCAGCAACGCGGCGCGTTCTCGCGACGTGCATTGCCCCGCCCGGGCCCCGTTACACACCCCCATCCCGCTCGTATTCAAAGGACGCCGCTATGCAGGGATTCCCCGACGATGACGACATGGACGCGATAAGGTCCCTCTTGCAGTTACTCGATCCCGACGCCGACCGCGAGGGCCTACGCGAAACGCCCGACCGCGTGCTCAAGGCGTGGAAGGAGTGGACTGCAGGCTATCACGTTGATACCGACCTACTCCTCAAGACATTCAAAGACGGAGCAGACTCATATGACGAAATGGTCTTTGTGGGCTGCATCCCGTTCTACTCAACGTGTGAGCATCACCTCGCCCCCTTCTTCGGTGTGGCTCATGTCGGTTATATCCCAAGCGGTAGCATCGTGGGGTTATCGAAGCTCCCGCGATTGGTTGACGCTTTTGCACGTCGTCTATCTGTACAGGAGCGAATTACAACGCAGATCGCAGAGACGTTGGTGAAGGTGCTCAAGCCGAGAGGGTGCGGCGTCGTGTTGCAGGCCAGGCATATGTGCATGGAGTCCCGCGGCATCAATCGTCCCGGGACCGTGACGACAACGGCCGCAATGCGAGGAGCACTCAAGACCGAGCCCGACGCTCGCGCAGAGTTCTACAAAATGATCGACCAAGCAAAGGGGGTGGGCATTGGCTGCTAGAGAACGATTGGTCCCGGAGTTCGAGAAGCGCATGGCCAAGCGTGAACGCGAGGTGATGGAGTTCGAAGGCCGAGCGAAGGTGAAGCAGAAGCCTAAGGTCAACCTATTCCTTGACTCCGGTGTGTTCAGTGCGTGGTCCCGCAAGGACGCGCCCGGGATCGATGCGTCGATTAAAGACAAGGTCAAGCGCGTGCTCAACGTCAAGAACTACGCGAAGTTCATCAAGAAGCATGAACACCTGCTCGAGTGTTACGCGACGATGGACGAGATACCTGGGACGTTCGGAACGAAGCGCACGCAGAAGCAGGTCGAGCAATCGGCCAAGAAGTCATATGACAATCAGCAGGAGCTCAAGTCGCTTGGCTGCACGCCGATACCGATCTTCCATCAGGGCGAACCGTTCGATTGGCTCGAGCGTTATGTCAGGGACGGCGAACCTTATGTGGGTATCGCGACGATCAAGGACACGACTGCCACTGAACAACGCGAGTGGCTTGACCGCGCGTTCTCCGTGATCACGGACAGCAAGGGTCGTCCCTTCGTCAAGACACATGGGTTCGGCATCACAAACATTTCGCTGCTGTGGCGTTACCCGTGGTTCACCGTTGACTCGACAACATGGAGTTTGGCCGCAGGGTTCGGTCTGATCTATGTGCCGGGCATCGATCACGACCACGTGCCCGACTACTCCAGACTCCCCATGCGCATCATAACGTCAGGCCGAACGCAGAAGGCGTGGTCGAGCTCCAAGCGTCAGTACGAAGGGCTGAACCCCGTCGACCTCGCATGGGTTCAGCGATGGCTCAAGCACGTTGGTATCACGCAAGAGGAAGCCCGATACAAGAGCGCGTCACGTCGCAAGGCGTGTCTCAAGTACTTCGTGGAGTTCGGCGAACACTATAAGATCCAGCCGTTCGATCATGACTTCCGTCACACCAACAATGGCCTGCTCGACCCGCTGCCTGACATGTCGGGACTCAAGCCCCCGAAACTCTGGCCGCACATGCGGGTGATCATGGCGACGATGATGCACAACGGCCAGTTCTCCATGATACTCAACGATGCCGGCTCATGGAACCGACTGGTCTCCTATTGGGAAATCATCGACCGCGATCACTCCGACCTCGAGAAGTTTGTCATGCAAGGCATGACCGACCTGAACTACAAGCCGCGCCCAGCCCGCGAGGACTGGAGCAATGATACCTTCATCTCACGTCGCGCCATGCAACACCTCGAAAGGATCAATGCCAATGGAAACGAAGACCTTGATTGAAGCACTGCGGAACGTCGACCCCGCGCGCTCCGTCACAAACAGTGCTGAGGTCATGAAGACCTTTTGGTTCACGGGGAAACGTGTGATGGCTTTCAACGGGGGCATTGCTCTTGCCGTCCCGTTCAAGTCAGAGTTCGTCGGCGCTGTGCAGGCCACGCTGTTCCCCCTGCTCGCATCGTCCGCGGCCCCTGAGTGTGAGTTTGTCATGACCGACAAGGGTGTGACGATCAAGGCCGGCGCGTCGAAGTTCAAACTGTTGTCAATGGACCCGGATCAATTCAACTTCTCGATGCCGAAGTTCCCGGAGACGTCGCTGCCCATCGTTGACGTGGGCAAGTTCCTGATCGCACTCAAGGCGTGCAAACGTTCGCTTGGCGCGGAGACGTCCGAGTCTTCGTTCAAGGGCATCACTATGATACCTGAGGGCAAGGTGCTGCACATGTTTGGGTATGATCGCCTGACGCTGACGCATTGCCAAATCAAACTCAAGGGCGAGGTCGGGTGGGATCGTGTCGTGGTGCCGACCGCCGTGGTCGATCAATTGATCCGCATCACTGAGGGGGCGACCGAACTCACGCTCGCGATTGACGACAAGGTGCTGCTTGCTAATTGTCAGGGCGTGATCCTCTGGGGCGCGCTCGAGGATCAGGATCGCAAGAACCGCGACTTCGTTGATCAGTCTCGCAGTTACAAGAAGGAGGCCAAGTCAACAATCGACGTGGGCGACAAGAAGTTCGCGCAGAAGTTCCCGATGATGCTCGAGCGCAGCGTGATCATATCGGCCGACGCGGTCGAGAGCACGAAGCTCAAGATCACCATCGCCGAGAATAAAATCAACTTCTATTCGAAGTCAACGCGCGGCGTCGTCGAAGACTCGATCATGCCGCCGGCTGGGCAGAAGCATCATGACGTAGAGATCCGCGTGCCACCCGCGCGATTGTTGCAGGGCCTCGAACTCGGCTCCCTGTCAATCACAGAGAAGGCCGCGATCCTCTCGAACCATGATCAATCGATCTCCTACCTGATCGCGAGCGACTGATGGGTTTCTTCGGCATGGACGACAAGCCCGAGCCTAGTGCTCGGGTGAAGGGCGCACCGCGTGGTGTGCAGTTATCGACGTTGCACGAGCAGGGCTGCAACATGTGCCCGCTCAACGCTGCGACGTGCAAGACCCCCAAGATGAAACCCACGGGTTCGAAAGAGGCCACGGTCTACATACTTGGCACGGCTCCAAGCGCGGTCGATGACAAGCAGGGCAAGCCGTTCAGTGATGACGCCGGACGCTACGTGCGCTCGCGTGTGCCTGGCCCATGGCGCGACATGGTCCGCTATGGGAACGTGATCAAGACTTACCCGGGGATGGGCGTCACGGTCGAGAACAAGAACCGCGACGACAAGCGAGAACTGACGCACGTCCGCAACCCTGAGTATATCGAGATCGAATGTTGCCGTCCGCAAGTGCGTGCTGACATCCTGAAGATCAAGCCTGAGGCCGTCATAGTCGTTGGTGGCGTGGCCCTGCGATGGATCGCAGAAGAGACCCATGCCTACCTGTGGCAGGGTCGACGTTTCCCGGCCACGATCGCAGACGGCGACAACGAGCACACGTTTTGGGTCTACCCGATGACCCATCCTTATGAGGTGATCAAGAACAGACGTTGGGACGGGCACGTGCCTGACGACGAAATGACCTGGTCGCGTCAGTTCAGAAACATCTTCCGCGAACTCAACGGTAGCAAGGCCCCGACTGTCATCACCGAGAAGCAAGCGATGGCAGGGGTCGAGTGTGTCATGGGCGAGGGCAAGCAAGACCTGTACAGGATCGAGAAGCATTTGCAAGAGGCCTGCACCGACACGATCAACGGTGTGGACTACGAAACGTCAGTGCTGCGTCCGTACAATGACGACTCGAAAATACTCACCGCATCGGTGACGCACAAAGGAGGCACGCTCGCGTTCCCGTTCGATCACAAGGAAGCGTTGTGGACCCCTGCACAACGCGACTATCTGGATGACATGTGGACGGAGTATCTCTGCGACGATGGCCCGATCAAGATCGCGCATCAACTCGCGTTCGAACTTGAATGGTCGGCCGTGGAGTTCGGGGTCGAGGTCATGAACTCCAAGTGGGGCGACTCGATATCGCAGGCCTACATACTCAACGAGAAGCAGGGCATGCTCGCGCTCGAGGTTCTGACGCAACAATACTATGGGATCAATATCAAGTCGCTGAGCAACGTCAATCGCAAGCGCATGGCGGACGAGCCGTTGAAACGAATACTGCCCTACAATGGCATGGACTCTAAGTTCCATCGCAAACTGTTCTTGCGTCAAGCGCCATTGATCGCAGAGCAGGGACTCGAGGCTGTCTACGAGCATCAGATCGCACGCATACCCGCGCTCGTTCGAACACAGATGCACGGCATCCCGATTGATCAGGGAGTGCTCGCCGACCTCCGCAAGCCGTGGGTCACTGCGCAGACGAAGGCACTGGCCGCTCTCAAGGAATTAGATTGCTGGCGTAAGTACGAGAAGCAACATGGATCAGAGTTCAATCCCGCTTCGTCGCATGACCTGAAGAAGATGCTGACGATGCTAGGGCAACCAAAATTGAAAGGCGACGAGAAACAACTCAAGGCTTGGGGCCACCCGCTCGCGGCGGCTCTGATCAAGTGGCGCAAGCCGACCAAGGTGTTGAGCACGTACTGCGAGCCGATCACGCCGGGCACTGAGAATTGTCAACTGATGGACGACGCGAAGATCCATCCGATCATTTCGACGTACAAGGTCGAGACGTGGCGCACGTCGAGCGAGGACCCGAACATTCAGAACTGGCCGGTGCGCGGACCCAACTACGTGATCCGCAAGGTCGTGGCCAAGACGGGCAAGAAGATTGTCAAGTTCGATTATGCGGGCATCCAAGCGCGCAATATCGCAATGGAGTCTGAGGACGCAGCATTCATGCAAGCGTTCTTCGATTGGTATGACATACACACCGAGTGGTCGAACAACTTCAAAGAGCGTATGCCCAAGTGGGCACCCGCGGAGTTCAACGACCCCAAGGTGTTCAAGGAGGTTCGCTCCTTCATCAAGAACAGTTTCGTGTTCCCATCGTTCTTCGGCGCGAAGGCCAACAGCATCACGGTCTCGATCAACGCGATCCCAGGCATACGCAAACACATGCCGGTCGAGGTTGTGCAGGAGTTGCAGGATGATTTGTTCAATCAGTTCCCGCGCATCAAGAAATGGCAGGAGAAACTAAAGGCGTTCTACGATAAGAACGGGTATGTGACGGGGCACTCGGGCTTCAAGCGTCGTGCGCCGATCAGTTACAACCAGCTGATCAACAGCCCGATCCAAGGGGACGAAAGCATCATCGTGCTGTCTGCACATATTGCTTGCGTGAAGCGCGGCCTCATTCCGATGATGGAGATCCACGACGACCTGACGTTCCTATGGGACCACGACAAGGTCGAGAAGAATAGTGAGATCGTTATCACGGAGATGCTCAAGCATCGCTTCGACTGGATCAATGTCCCGCTCGTCGTGGAGCGTGCGATTGGCGACAACTGGGCAGAGTGTGAGAAGGCTGGGGAGTTCGAGTCGGTCGGCCCCGACGATTGGCGCGAGCATGGTGGTGGTGACAAAACGGGCTTCACCGCTGACGCATACCTGGACAGTATGAGCTCATTGCGCAAACAAGGATCTGCTGCTGCGAAGCGGAGGAAAGAACATGGAGCATGATGCCGAGTCTCTATTCGAAGGGCTGCGGTTCACGAAGATCAGGCACGGGAACAAGGGCTACCCTCGCGACCCGATCACGGGCCAGGTTCGCGACGAAGAAAAGCATCTAGGCTACGCGTGGCATTATCGATGCGTCGAGATCCCCCGTCTCGTCATGGTCCATCATATCATGAACCCTGTGCTCGCCGATTGGACAGAGTGGTGGGTCGACGGGGAGAAGTGCATTGACGCGGCCCAAGCCTGCAATCGTCTCAACGTGCCCGCAGAGCTTACGCTCCCTGAGTACCTGGTGCTCGAGCGCATCGGTCAATTCCCCTGCGGCCGAACGTGGGCAATCAACACAGCGGCAGGCGCCGAGAACCCAAACGAAACTTTCATTGACGGGCGGTGGGCGCAGGTGTCGCGCGCCATAGACTCGTTAGTCGATAAGGGCATACTCAAATGGAGAGAAGGGTTACTGTGCATCAAATGACTGAGCAAGCATCATATCACACGAAGTATCGTCCGCAGTCGTTCAAGACGGTGCGCGGCCAGGATGAGCAACTCAAGAAGCTAGAGAGCGTGCTTGCCAAGGGCACGTCGCAAGCCTTCATCTTCGTAGGCCCGTCAGGCTGCGGCAAGACGACGCTCGCTCGCATCGTTGCAAAGCATGTCGGCTGCGACCCTGCGGACGTCGTGGATGTTGACGCCGCGACGAACTCCGGTGCTGAGGAGACACGCAAACTGCAAGAGGTCATGGCCTACCGTCCCATCGGCGGGGGTGAGAAGCGCGCCATCATCATTGACGAAGCGCACGGTCTCAGTCAGAAGTCGTGGGACACGCTCCTCAAAACAATCGAGGAGCCAAGCCAACACGCGTTCTGGTTCTTTTGCACGACGAACCCGGGCAAGGTTCCGAAGACCATCATGACCCGCTGCGTTCGCATTGAATTGCTGGCCTTGAACGACCGCGAACTCGAGCGCATTGTCAATCGGGTGTGCGAGAAGGAGGGCATCGACCTCGACCCCGGTGTCAAGTCTGTTGTGATCAATGAAGCATATGGCTCCGCACGTCAGGCGCTCGTCAACCTTGCTGCGGCTGAGCATTGCACGAACCGCAAGGAAGCGGCGAGAGCCCTGCAAGCAGTTCTCGAGGGCGACCCGATCCGTGAACTCTGCCAGTTTCTGCTCAAGCCCGGGTCGTGGATCAAGGCGATGGCGATACTCGACAAGTTCCCAGAGGACGACCGCAACTATGAGGGGCGACGCATCATAGTATGTAATTACATGGGGTCCGTATTGAAGGGCGCGAAGTCCGACGACGCGGCCACCAACGTGTTGCAAATACTCGAGGCATGGAGCACGCCTTACAACCCGTCCGAGGGGGCTGCTCCATTTCTGTTGTCAATCGGGCGGACTATGTTCGCAGGAGGATAAGGTGGTCAAACGTGTGAGGATCGAAGATCGGTGGAAAGGACCGCAGGACGAAGACTCAATCGATGCGTTCTATGACGAGTACCGGGCTCGGCTTCAAATCGACAAACACGCTATGGACGACATGTGGTTGGAACAGCCAGCCATTGTGCAGGAGATCGGGGAGCGCGTCGCCCTCGAGACGTCACGTCGCGACGAAGCGAAGGACGAGCTTGCTGATATCACGGCGGTTGCCGATGGCGAGGTGCGCGAACTCCACGCCGACGACGACAAGAAGCCCACGGAAACTGCAATCAAGAATGAAGTCAAGCAGGACCTGCGGGTGGTGAAGGCACAGAAGAGACTGCGCCAACTCGAACTGAACGTTGCTCGATTGCAAACACTATCGACCTCGTTCCATCAGCGTCGGTACGCGTTGCAGGATCTCACGACCCTGTGGACAGCCGGCTACTTCACTTCGAACTCGGGGGCCGCAAAGCAAGCCCGGGATCGCATTGGTCAAACAGGACGCGAGGCTATGCAGGCCGAGCGTAAGCGTAGAGAAGAAAGGGACTGAGTATGTGTTCTTTAGGTGACTATATCATTGCAATGCTGGCGACGGCGCTGGTCATCTATGCAACGGGTAGACTGTTGATCGCGGCACACTTCGCTGCGCGTCGTCGTCACTTCCATCAAACCATGGTCGATATCGCAAGAGGAGAACAGGTATCATGATCGCCAGAGTTGGCAAGAAGAATAAGGCCACGGGCGGAGGCTCAGGCTTTAAGTATCGAAAGAGGACGGTCGATGACGTGAAGAAGCGCGCCGACCAGCGTGGTGGCAATTTCGATAGCCCGGTCAAGTCGGGCATCGACATGTGGCGTCCGGCCGCAGGGGAGAACGTCATTCGCATTCTCCCTGCGACGTGGGACGACTACGAGCACTATGGGTATGACGTGTTCATGCACCGCTTCATCGGTTCTGACACGTCGAACTATATCTGCCTCAACAAGATGAAGGGCAAACACTGCCCCGCATGTGCAGAGCAGAAGGCGGCCAAGGACGGGGGCGAGGACGACGAAGCGAAGCAGCTTCAATACGCCAAGCGCTGTTGGGTGTGGATCATTGATCGCGCCGACAAGAGCGAGACCCCGCAGATCTGGGACATGTCATGGTCGCAGGACCGTGACATCTCGGGCCTGACTTACTTCAAGTCGGGTAAGGTGTTGCTCATCGACCATCCGGATGATGGGTATGACGTGATCGTTAAGAAGACTGGCTCGGGTCTCAAGACGAAGTATTCATTTAACATCGAGCGAGACTCGTCACCGATCAGTGATGACGAGGAGAAGCAGGAGGAGATCTTGAACTACATCCAAGAAAACCCGATACCGACCATACTGAATTTCTTCAGTGCGGATCATATCGCGAAGAAACTCGAAGGCACGACTGCCGAGCGTGACGAAGACCTCGACGACGACGAGGACGAGGACAAGGGTCGCAAGCGTAAGGCCGGGAAGCGTCGCGACGAGGACGACGACGAAGAAGAGGCTCCGCGCAAGAAGAAAAAGCCTGCGGCGGATGACGATGACGACGAGGAAGAAACTCCCCGGCGGAAGAAGCGCCCCGCCGATGATGACGACGACGACGAGGAAGAGCCGCCGAAGAAGAAGCGCAAGCCGGCTGACGATGACGACGACGAGGAAGAGACCCCGCGCCGCCGTCGCAAGCCTGCTGATGACGATGACGACGAGGAAGAGGCGCCCAAGAAAAAGAAGAAGCGCCCCGACCCCGACGACGAGGACGACGACGAAGAACCCGCGCCCAAGAAAAAGAAGCGGGTAGTCGAGGACGACGAGGACGACGAGCCGGCGCCGAAGAAGAAGAAGCGCCGCGTGGTCGAGGAGGACGAGGACGACGACGACTAGTCGCACGCGATCACTGGGCCCCCGGAGCAATCCGGGGGTCACGTCGTTTGAACAGGGAGATACCAATGAAGCGCGAGAGACTGAACGGCGGTGGCGGCAATTACTTCTCCGCACCGAAAACCAATATCCAATTCATCAAGACGGGCTGCAAGCTGCTTGACCTTGCGCTCGGGGGCGGGTGGGCTGAGGATCGAATTGCAAACCTCGTCGGCGACAAGAGCACAGGCAAGACCCTCTTGTGTATTGAGGCCGCCGCTAACTTCGCAGCCAAATACCCAAAGGGTCGCATCCGATATCGTGAGTCGGAAGCTGCATTCGATAAGGGTTACGCCGCAGCCTTGGGCATGCCCGTCGAGCGTATTGACTTCGGCGAAGGCAAAATGGAAACGGTCGAGGACCTATTCGAGGACCTGACTGGCATCATCAGCAGGGCGAAGCAGAAGGAACTCGTGATCATTGACAGTCTCGACGCGTTGTCTGATCGGTCGGAGATGGAGCGCGAGATAGACGAGGGGTCGTATGGTGCGAACAAGGCCAAGAAGATGTCGGAGTTGTTTCGACGCCTCACCCAGAAGATGTCAAACAAATCAGTTACCCTGATCATTGTCAGTCAGGTGCGTGACAAGATCGGCGTGACGTTCGGCGCGAAGCACACTCGCACAGGGGGCCGCGCCCTCGACTTCTATGCGTCGCAGGTGCTCATGCTCGCGCATCTATCGCGCATCGTGTTGACACGCAAGGGCATCAAACGTGCAACGGGTGTCCGGGTGCTGAGCAAGGTCGACAAGAACAAGATCAGCCTGCCGTTCCGCGAGGCCGAGTTCAGCATCAATTTCGGGTACGGTATCAACGACGCTCAGGCGTGCATCGAGTGGCTCAAGGCGACGAAGGGCTTTGACCCCAAGGAATACAATTTGACGGCTGAGGAAGCGAAGAACGTGCTGCCCGTCATGCACGACATGACGCCGGTCGAGGAGCGTGTGCTGATGGAGGATCTGCACATGGCGGTGCATGATCGATGGTATGAGATCGAGTCGTCGCTGATGCCCAAGCGTGCGAAGTATGCTGCATAAGGTTGACATGTGGGACCCGAACACCTGGGTCCCTGATCAGCATGAGCATCGCATCTACGCTGACGAAACCCTCGACCACTACGCGGTCGTGGATGCAATCGATTACTCGTGGTGTTCGCAATGGCTGTGGTCGATGCACAGCCGAAAGAAGTGGCAACGGACAGGGCGCTTCTATCTTCGACGTGCGATCACGGTATTCTACGCTCCTGATGGTGAACGATACGAGTCCCCGATCCACGGGCATGTCGTGCGCAATCGTCACCGCACGGTTACGACCCGCTTCCTGCATACGGAGATTCTCCTGCGGATGGGCGCGCCACAACCAACGCCCGAACATATCGAGGGGGATCATATCAACAGGCAGTGGTGGGATTGCCGACGCAACAACTTGCGATGGGCGACACGCAAGGAGCAAGTCGCGAACTCGTGCTATCGTGATAACCTGATCAAGGCGAGGGCCAAGAGATGGCGGTAAAGAAAAGAGAGTACCCATACTTGTTCAGTCGACGCGAGCACCCTGAGGATGGGCCATGGACGGTATATTCAATTCAAGAAGACTGTGTGGTGATCTTCAGGACGCTAGGCCCTAAGAGTCTTCCTGGCGCGTGGCAGTTCATCGCAGCAGAAAGGAGACCGGGCGATGCGCAGCAAGGGTAAGCAGAAGGGGTCGGCGTTCGAACGCAAGGTCTGCAAGTCGCTAAGCCTGTGGGTCTCGAGCGGCGAGCGTGAAGATCTGTTTTGGCGTTCGGCAATGTCAGGGGGCCGCGCAACCGTAGGTCGCAAGGGCGGCAAGGACCACGCGAAGCATGCGGGGGACATCAGCGCCACGTCAGTCGAGGGCCACGCGCTCACGGACGTTTTCTATGTCGAATGCAAAGCGTACCTCAACCTGCAAATCGATAGCGCAATGATCAAGGGGGTGGGCAAGCTGATCAAGTTCTGGGACGAGGCCGTTGCGCAGGCCGACCACTACAACAAAGTGCCCATGCTGATCGCAAAACAAAACCAGGTGCCCATCATAGTGCTGATGCCCATGGCGACGACCTGGCCCAAGACTGGGTATGAACATTTCACGCGAGCGCGCATCGGCACGTTCCACAAGATGGGCTGCGACGTGTTCTCATTCGGCCGCCTGCTACGGCTACCGTTCAAGGTGCGGAGGGAACGTCTATGAAAGCAATAGTCACAGGCGACCTGCACTTGTCGCACAACATACGGGACGCGTATCGCTTCGAGTTCATGAAGTGGTTCACAGACCTATGCCGCAAACGCAAACCTGATCGGATCATCATCGCAGGTGATCTGACCGAGGAGAAAGATCGACATCCATCCGCACTCGTAAACAAGGTGGTCAGCTGTGTTCATGCTCTTGCCCAGATTGCTCCTGTGGATTGCATCGAAGGCAACCACGACTACAAAGACGAA